GGCTGCACCCTGCGCGCCAGGTCTTCACGGTTGCCCACGGCAGCATCCTTAATGGGAAACAAGCCGCTCCATCCGTTTTCGATGCTCTGGCGGATGATGGCTGCGGGATCGTGACCTTCCAGCCAAAACGACTCCAACTTGGCAGCACTGAGTTTCATTGCGTGCAAAGTCCATGCCTTGCCAGACTTCTTTTGACGATACTCGTGCCACTCAAGCCAACTTTCCTTTGATACGGAGCTGGTAGACTCAAGCCAAAACTTTTCCGGCTTAACGGCCTGTTGCACGGCCTTGCGGGGCTTCACTGCGCTGCCAAACAACTCGCCCTTCAAGCCCTCTTCCAGCAACCGCCGCCCCACATAGCTGCGCGTGTGCTCCGTACGCTGGCTAATGGCTTCAATTGCTTCAAAAATATCATCCGGCACGCGGATTGGAATTGTCCTGCTCATCTGTCTCTCCGTTGCATTGTGTACACTGTGTACAAGGTGCGCATACGGGGTTTTGGTAAGGCTTGCAAGAGGGGTTTGCGTTAGGCATGATGCGCTCGCGGGTCCCTTCCTCCCCGCGGTCTCTCCCATGATTGAAACTTGACCCCTGGCATACCGCTGGGGGTTTTTTTTGGCCTATGCCATTTTTCCGCTTGACCTCATCGAAACCTCCGATAAAGTGTGTGTCGCGCTACAACAAGGAAAGGGACGCGCGATATGGAAGAGGTTTTTTTCGGGAAATATACGGATTCGGACGATCTTTGGACCGTATATTTAGACATAGACGACGACAGCGCACACATCCAGATTGTGATGGAGAACAGGGATGAAGAGCTAATCCGCGATGCGGTCTATCTCCCGACCGTGATGCTGCCGGCTTTGGCTACGGCCATTAACAAGTATTTCGCGGGATTGCGTAAGACGGTGGAGGTTGTGATATGAGCGGCTTTAGTCCCGACGAGCGCCGCAGCGCCTGGTGGTCAACCGATAGCCGCCGCGCAATGACCGGCAAGGCATTTGAAGTGGTGGCCGAAAAGATTGGCCGCGCGGAACGCCCCGACTTGTCTGAGGTTGAAGTAGTGCAGATGGGCCTAAGGATGGAGAGCACCATCGCCGCCTTTGCCAGTGAAGAGCTAGGCGAGCTAAAGGCTTTGGGCGATGCCGTGGCTACGCATCCCAAGCACCCGTGGCTGAAATCCCACGGGGACTACATCGCCGCGGATAACAGCTTTCTTGTGGAGTGCAAGAACTACAACGCAGCGCACATTTACAATTATAGCGAACCTGGCGAGCCTGTGCGGGTGCCCAACGCGGATTGGGCGCAGTGCTGCCATGAAGCGGCATGCTTTGGCGTAGATACGGTGTATCTGTGCATTCTCTTTGGCGGGCAGCGGTTTCGCACCTTCCGGCTGGATTTCTCAGAGGACGAGATGGAAGGCCAAATCCAGAAGATGGCGAAGCTCTGGGCCATGGTGGAGACCAACACCCTGCCTGACCCGGAAACCGTCAGTCAGTGCAAAGCGGCTTACCCTGTCAGCACTGAGGGCATCGCCACAGCCTCTTTAGAGCTTGAACAGGCGGCTAAGAGGCTCGCCGGCATCAAGGCCAGCATCCGCGCTTTTGAGCAGGAAGAGGACCGCCTACAGACGGCCATACAGCGCGCCATGGGCGACAACGCCGAAATCCAGACGCTGGACGGCAAGACGCTGGCAACGTGGAAGAGCGCCAAGCCTAGCAAGCGTTTCAGTGCCGATTTGTTCAAGACGGCATACCCAGACATCTACGAATCATTCGTGGTGGAACAGGCCGGTTCACGCCGGTTTCTTTTGAAGGAGCGAGCAGAATGAGCGATTGGAAAGAGTGGCGGGTTGCCGACACGGAAATCAACAAGCGGGTCAAGACCGTGCTGATGAGCCACGATCCAAGCCTGACCTGGCAGGATGTGCTAGACATGAGCGAGCGTGATCTGCACGCCCTGCCGCACATGGGCAAAACGAACCGCATCCACCTGTTGGACATCTTGCGCGATGGCGTGGCCGGCAAGCTCGTGAAGTGTAACCGCACATTGGGCGAGGTGATCGCAGATGTCTAACATCGTTCCCATGGCCGACATCCAAAAGATGGCGCAAGTGGCAGCCGATAGCAAAATGTTTGGTTTTAAGAACCAAGCGGAAGCTATGGCTATCATGCTGCTGTGCCAAGCCGAGGATATGCACCCAGCCATAGCTATGCGGGATTATCACGTCATTCAGGGCCGTCCCGCGCTCAAGTCTGACGCTATGCTGGCCCGCTTCCAGACCTCTGGCGGCAAGGTCAACTGGACAAGCTACACCGACGATGTGGTGACCGGCGTGTTCAGCCATCCCCAAGGCGGCGACGTGAGCATCAGTTGGACCATGGAAATGGCGCACCGGCTGGGCTTCACGAAGAAGGAGAATTGGCGCAATTACCCGCGCGCCATGCTCCGCGCCCGCTGCATTTCCGAGGGCATCCGCACCGTATTCCCGGCCTGTGTGGCTGGGGTCTATACGCCTGAGGAAGTGGCCGATTTTACGCCGCCCAAAGGCGCGAAAGTAGTGGATGTAGTGCCCGATCCCGAGCCTAATCCAGAACCGGAGGTGGAATTGAGTGTTCACCTCTACAAGCCTGACGGCACAATTTACGCCAGCTTTGAAACCGAGGAGGAAGCCGTCCAGGGTTACTACAAGGTTGTGGACAGCATTGCGGCCAACCAGCGCATCCCAGAAGATGAGAAGCTGGAAAAGCTGCGTGCCTTCAAGCGCGCTAACCAAGCGTGGATGGAACCCGAAACAGACGAGGAATCCGCAGAATGAGCGGCACATATGCGGACAAGCCCGGCAAGGGCGCTATCTTTTCCACCGAGAAAAAAAGCGAGAAAGGCCCTGACTATAAGGGCAACCTCATTCTGGATCGGGACTACAAGGCCGGCGAGGCTGTGAAGCTGGCGGGATGGCAGAAAACCAGCCGCCGCGGGCCTATGGTTAGCCTTAGCATTGATAGCTGGAAGCCCGATCCCGATTGGAAGCCCGATCCTGAGAAGCAGCGGGAGCGGGAGAATAGCTATCGGCCAGGCGGTAGCACCCGCTTTGACGATGATGTGCCCTTCTGATGGGCAAGGCGCAGCGCACTAAGGGCGCAACCTTTGAGCGGGACGTTGTAAACGCCTTAAAGGACGCCGGCATAGACGCTGCGCGCAACCTAGACCAAACGCGCGATGGCGGTGGAGACATCGATCTCGGCGCGTACATGGTGGAGTGCAAGCGCCGGGCCAGCATAGCGGTTTATGACTGGCTAGACCAATGCACACGCGCCGCCAAGCCGGGACAGATACCGGTGGTGGTGGCAAGAGGCGACAGGCGCGAAGCCGTGGTCATCCTGCGCCTAGACGATTTTATCCCAATGCTTGGAAAGGAAAAAGATAATGGATGGTTATGAATTTCACTGGCTGCCGATTGAAACGGCACCTAGAAACGGCATTGACATTTTTATTGTGTACTCTGGCAATGATTTTGCGTCGCCTTTAATGGGCGTGGCGTCTTGGGACGCCGACGACTGTGTGTGGATGATGGATGGAGAAGAGTACAACGAGAGCAAGGGCAATTGGGGTTGGCACCCCCTCCCTTCCTTTCCACCAGAAGAAGGCACACGAGCCGGAGAAGAATGGCGCGCTCAAGTTTCTGCAAGACGCAATGAGGGTCACGCAGCAGCAAAAGCTCTTTTTGAAAAAGACGAAGCTGAATTTGAAGAGATTATGAAAGTGATAGAGCTTGGAACGGTAAGAAAGAAATGACCAAGCCAGCAAAAGACGAACCCGCTCTGTTAAAGCGCGCCGGCGAGGCAATACGGAAAGCTCTTATTAAACCGCCGGGCTGTACGGAAAGCACAGGCTGCGCGGTTGGGCCATGCCATTGCGCGCATCTGGCCGCTGAAGCCTCCATCGCCGCCATCCGCGCGGCAGGGTGGACCGTGGTGCCGCAGACGGAACTTGACGCCCTCCGCGCCGAAAACGCGCGGCTGCGGGGAGCGTTGGAAGAGACGTGCAACGCTCTAGAGGCTGCCACGGCGTTCCATTATGCCAACGGTGGGTTTCCGTTTAAATCCAGCAAGCAGACACTTAAACAAGCCCGCGCAGCCTTGGAGGTGAAGCCATGAGGCCAAGGCGACGTGAGCCAATCACGCCAGAGGAACGTGACGCTATTCGACAAAAACGGCGGGAAGGCGCATCGCTAGAAGAGTTAGCCGCAGAGTTTCGCTGCTCGCCCATCACCGCGCGCCGCATATGCTCCCATCTGCTGCCCAGAACCTGGCCCGGCCCACTCCCGAAAGAAGCTAAGCCCGCCACACAGCGCGTCCGCTGGTCCCCTGAGGTCATAGGCGGCGCACACCCAAGCGGCATCCGATGGACCGCCGAGGAACACAAGCGCTTGTTCGACTTGCTGCAAGAGGGATGCACAATCCGCGAAATAGCCGCCAAGCTAGATCGAAACTATGCCAGCATTAAAAACAAGGTTTCCCAGCTTTGGCGTGGTGGCGAAAGCCCGTGCGAAAAAGGCATGGCGGCAGCACTAACCCCTAGACAGCCTCGCGTGGTGAAGGAGAAGCCCAACACCACGCGCGTAAAGTGCCTAAAGTGCTTAAACGCATTCGACAGCTATGACGCAAGACGCAACCGCATCTGCGCACGGTGCAAAGATAGAGAGGATTGGAATTAATGGATCACGTCAAACTTATGGTAGCCACGCCTATGTACGGCGGTATGTGTACCGGCTGGTATAACCAATCCATGATGGGGCTTGCCAACACGGTTAAAAACCGCGGCTGGGAGTTTCAATCAGTGCTGCAATTCAACGAAAGCCTTATCCAGCGTGGCCGCAACGCGCTGACCAAGGCATTTCTGAAGACAGACTTCACGCATCTGCTGTTCATCGATGCAGACATCAAGTTTGACCCGATGCACATCATCGCAATGGTGGAAGCAGACCAAGACCTGCTCGCCGGCATCTACCCCAAGAAGGAAATCAATTGGTGGGGCGTGGAACAGGCCGTAAAGCGCGGCGTGCCGCATGACCAGCTTAAATACTACACAGGCAGCTTCGTGGTGAACCTTCTGGACGGTGCTCCCACGGCCACCACGCCCAACAACCAGCCCTTAGAGGTGCTTAACGCCGGCACGGGCTGCATGCTCATCAAGCGGCGCGTGTTTGAGGTGCTAGAGCCTATCACGGACAGCTACATGAATGATGTGGCCGACCTGTCAGGCACTCTACAGCCAGAGCCGATTCACGCTTTCTTTGATGTCACCATCTGCCCCGAGAGTGACCGCCTGTTGTCCGAGGATTACCACTTTTGCCAAGCCTGGCGGCGTGCGGGCGGCAAGGTTTACGTGGCACCATGGGTGCAACTGTCTCACATCGGCACATACGAGTTTGAAGGCAGGCTGCTGCCTGAAGATGAGTAATCTGTAATCCGGAAACCCGATTTTTCTTGTGGCGGGGGAGGGTTTTTCATTCCCCCGGTGGCATGAGCAGTCCACCCAAATGCATATACAAACCATGCACCATGGCCGCAGATGCCGGTATGCTCGCATATCCAAACTGCTCGTGCGTCTCGTACACAAACAAGATACACACAGGATCACGCGCCAGCACCTCTTCCAATGCCTCCCTAGCGTGCTGTGCAAGGCGCGCATCATCGGGGTCTATGGTGGGCACCTTCACTATGAGCGGCCCGCCTGCACCCTCACACGCGGTTTACCAGCTACTTCCTGCCCGCGGAACCAAGCCACCCCATTAACAACCTCGCATAGCTCTGGCGGCATCATCATTCCATTCCTGAAGGTGAGCACGGCAAACCCCGGATTCCACAACCGAGTGTTACCCTGCATGTATGTAAAACAAGGCCAGTTAGGGTCAGCTAACATGCCTGTTTGCACGCCGTAACGCCGCCCCTTCATGTCAACCATTGGTTTGACCTCAAGGCTATGCGTATCCCCAGATATGAAAGACACGCCAGACTTGAGCGCGTTGTTCCATGCCGCATGGATGCCGCCGTGATACCTGTGCATCACAACTACGTCATTTAGGTCTAGACGGTGGCACATCCGCCAATCCGAGAAGTGCCCCGAAAAATCAAAGCCGTCCACGCCTTGAAACATGGCACTGTGCAACGCTAAATACTTGTCAAACCTATCGTCATGATTACCCCGCACCCACCACCTGGCAGCCCGCGGCGCTAGACCCATGATGTCATCCAAGTGTTTCTTAGCAGCCTCAATTTCATCGGCCACCTTAATACGCTTGTGCCAACCCAGCGGATCGTGCCGGCTAGGCTCGCCCATGTCCAGCAAGTCACCCACAGTAAGCAGGATGTCAGGCTTTACTATCGGAATAACCTTCAACAGCGCCTCATGCGCGAGGCTCCTCGGCTGGTGGAGGCTGGTCCAATGCGCATCGCTAAAAGCCACCACAACCGCGTTAGGATGCGTGATGCTTTCGGTTAAATCTGACTTTGGCGGGTTTTCGGGATCATACGCAATTGCGTCCTTATGCAGTTTGCGTACATCCAGCTTTTTGAACTTTGAAACAGCCGCTTCATACTGATTTTGCGCTGTCGCAATCGCCATCGGCGGTATAAACGACCTGGCAGCGGCGGCAACAGTGCCGTGTAGAGCGACTAGATTGTAAACAGGCTCAACATCTTCCCACTTGTATCGGGCTTGAGCCATTTTACCCCCAAAGCGCCTAACGTCGCGCGGTGCGTTTGCTCTTCCTAAACGCTTTTGCCGTAGGAGCACCTTTGCTTCCCGGCTTTCTCATGCGTTCGCCGCTACCTTGCGCAATTCTTCGCCTTTTTGCGTGAATGTTTGAATACAATCCCGGCTTCATCGGCACTTCCACCTTCTCAAAGAAGCCCTAGCCCTAGTGGCCGGCCCTTTGGACTTGCGCACCACCCCCTTCATGCGCGCACAGAAGGAAGCCTTACGCCCCTTCTCTCGCTTGTTCTTGGGAGAGGGTGCAGGAGCCTTCAAACGGCTGCCGGTAGCCTTGTTGTAACGCGCCCTACCCTTGGCCGTGAGG